AAAAAGGAAAATGGAGATCCGTGAGTTTGAAGATAAATTGATATCAGAAGGAGTAATGCAAGAAAAAGATAGAATGGTTTTTGAAAATACAAGTAAAATGATAGCTCTTTCATCTGCAAGTTATACATTCGAAAATCTTTATAAAACTTATAATGAATGGTGTGAAAAAATAAATAGTCAAGAAAAGGGAGAAGCAACTTATTTTGTTAGCCAAATGAGTTACGAGGCTTTACCAGAAGAAATGATAGATAAAACAATTATTGAAGAAGCCCAAGCTGGTGGATCAAGTCATAGTGGATTTTTAAGAGAATATTGCGCTCAATTCACCGATGGAAGTGATAGCTATTTTAATGCTAAAAAGATGGAAGAATGTACATTAAAAACTGGAGAAAAGCCCCACACATTAATGCGAGGAGATCCGAAGAAAAAATATATTCTTGGAATCGATCCTAACATGAGTGATAGTCCAAATGCAGATTATTTTGCTATGGCTGTTATGGAATATGACGAAGAGAGAAAACAAGGAGTTTTAGTTCATACATATGCTGGTCTAGGTAATCTTAAAAATCATGTTAATTATCTATATTACATAATGAAAAATTTTAATATTGTTTTCATGATTATTGATAATGCTGGTGCTGATACATTTTTATCCGCATGCAATGAATCTAATTTATTTAAACAAGATAGAATTGAAATTAAGACATTAGATTTCGATTCAGATCTTGAAGGTGCAGATTACGATATGATGGTTAGAAACATAAAGAATCAATATAATTTGGAAAATAAAAGAATTGCATTTAATCAAGTTTTTACCAGCAGTTTTATTCGTAAGGCGAATGAGTATCTTCAAGCATGTATTGATTATAAAAGAGTATGGTTTGCTAGTCGTACAGCCTCAGATGAAGCATCATTTAATGAAACAATAGCATTAAATGTTCCCTTAGAATTGATGAAAACAGATGATAAGAAAGATTGGACAGTATTAGATTTTATTGAGAATCAAGATGATTTTATATATCAAACGAAAAAACAATGCGTTTTAATAGAACATTCTACCACTAGTCGAGGAACCCAAAGCTTTGACTTACCTCAACATTTAAAGAGAAGCGCTTCTGCTAATAAAGCTAGAAAAGATAATTATTCCGCATTTATGTTAGCGAATTGGGCTGTAAAGTGCTATAATGATATAATGACAACTCAAATAGTTGAAGTACAACCTACTTTTTCGCCTATTATGATCAGATAATGTGTAATATTTACAAGTAAAATGTCCAAAAAATCAAAAAAACAAGAAAAAATTACTAAAAGTAACGAAATTCAACCTCTTATGGTTTCGGATGCGTCTACAAATTATCAGATACAAGCTGCTGTAGCTGGTTCAGACTCGGGCGATTCCTCTCATACTCAAACTAGGAGAAATGCTGCCGCAGATATTACTAGAACTAATAGATATAAAAATATTGATGATGGATTAATTCCTTTTAGATATTCCACTGGCATATCGAATGGCTCGAATATGAATGTTCGAGACGCAGTTATCTTATGTCAAAAATGTTACTATAATTTCGCTATATTCAGAAATACCATTGATCTAATGACAGAGTTTTCTTGTAGTGATATTTATTTTAAAGGCGGTAGTCAAAAGAGTAGAGATTTTTTTAGCGCATGGTTAAAGAAGATTAACATGTTTGATCTTCAAGATCAATTTTTTAGAGAATATTATCGTAGCGGAAATGTATTTATATATCGTTTTGATACGAAGATTCAACCAGAAGACGTAAGTAAAATTACTCAGACTTTTGGTTTATCTTCAAAAGCTGCAAATATTATGCTACCAGCAAGATACAACATAATTAATCCTGCAGACGTTCAAATTGGCGGAACAATTAATTTTTCCGTTGGAAGATATTATAAAATTTTAACAGATTATGAACTTGAAAGATTGAAGGCTCCAAAAACCGAAGAAGATCTTGAAGTATTAAAGAGTCTACCTCCAGAAACTCAAAAACTTATTACAAAAACTAGAGTTGGAATTCTAACTCTTCCTCTTGACCGCAATAGGCTTTGCGCTGTATTTTATAAGAAACAAGATTACGAACCATTTGCGGTTCCTATGGGCTTTCCAGTACTCGAAGATATTAATTGGAAAGCAGAAATGAAAAAGATGGACATGGCCGTAGCGCGTTCATTACAGCAAATTATTCTATTAGTCACGATGGGCACAGAACCAGAGAAGGGCGGAATTAATCAGAAGAATTTAGAGGCAATGCAATCATTATTTACGAATCAAAGCGTTGGTCGTGTTCTTATTGCAGATTATACAACTAAAGCAGAATTTATTATTCCAAACATAGGTAATCTAATGGGCCCAGAAAAATATCAGATCGTTGATCGCGATATTCAAATTGGTTTAAATAATATCTTAATCGGAAATGAAAAATTTGCGAATGAAAGCATAAAAGTACAAGTATTTATTGAAAGACTAAAACAAGCTCGCGAATCTTTTATAAATAATTTCTTATATCCAGAGATTCGTAGAATTAGTAAAGAACTTGGATTTAAAAATTATCCAACACCTTATTTTGAAGATATTGATTTAAAAGATGATATTCAATATTCAAGAGTATATACAAGATTGATAGAGCTAGGAATTTTAACTCCAGAAGAAGGAATTACAGCAATTGAAACCGGTAAACTTCCAGATCCAGAAAGTTCAGTCCAATCTCAACAAAAACTTAGAGAATTAAAAGATCAAGGATATTATCAACCACTTATTGGTGGCGCAAAAATGGGTGAGCCTGGTAGACCAGCTGGATCTACTGGAATTCCTCAAACAACTAAAAATGTTAAACCATTTGGTGAGGGAAGACAGGCTAGAGCCGCACTATTTGATATAGAGAAAATTAAAGATAATTTTATTCTTGCATCAAGATTACAAGAAAAGGTTGAAGCTTCTCTTAGGGAAAAGCATTCTTTAAGAAAATTATCAAAACAACAAAAAGATGTTGCATTTGAAATAGTTAAAATTATTGCTTCAAATGAATCTCCAGAGAATTGGGAAAATGTTATAGCAGAATATTTAACAAATCCTAAAGATAAAAATCCAAATACAATAAATGAAATTGAAAGTATTGCCGTGGAACATAGCATTGATAGTTATGTAGCAAGTATTCTTTATCATAGTAAAAAGATTGAGGATATAAAAAATGGCTGACAATCTAATTAGATTAAAACAAATAAATAGAAATGAACTTGACGCGGCTATTAGCGGAACAGTCAATAATTTACCAATTACAGGATTAGCTAATGTTTATAATGAATTTTTAAATCTATATGCTCCAGGAGATTCATTTAAATTAATACATCTAACTTCTTTAAAGACCCAGTTTGAAAAACAAGTTGATACCACAGGAATAAGAAATAATAGTGTTATAAATATAATTGGTACAAATGGTTCTGACAAAAATTATACGTATACAAGTAAAAGTTATCTGTTAGCATCTGGGATAATAACGCCTTCAAGAGGTATAAACTTAACATCTGGTCTATATAGTGGTTATACACTCTCTCAGATGAGAACTCATTCTACGTTTAGAAATAATTTTGTTAGAATAACTGGACTACAAACACCAGGCGCTGCTCAATGGGTAAAACCAAAAGTTAGATTTTTAGAAACTATAGTTAATATAGATGTTCCAAGTGGATATGGTCCAGTTATACCATTAGCATTTCAAGGACCAGGAACAAATCTTACAAATGATCCTATATTGACTTTAAGATTTAATTTTGCTGCGGATGATGCTCCTAGACTTGTAAGCGGATTTGACGGACCAAATACAGTTATGACAATAACTGGGGCAAATTACGATTTTACACAAGTAGAAAGATTTGTTTATCATGCTGGTGGAGGTGCAGAATATGGAAAAGATTATGGATTTATTAAAATTTAACATACAAGGTGAATTGACAAGGCGCGGCGGTGGAATCCCGCAGCCCAGTGGCCGGTGCATGGTTTGTTCTGGCCCAGTGGCTACCCCATGGGTTGGGGCAGCCCTGTCAGTTCATGGAGTATAAAATATTATGAGTGATCTTAGAATTCAAACATCATATCTTCAGGTCTTCAAAAGTGGAGAATTTAATAAAGCTTCATTTAATGAAGTTAATTTAAATAATGTTGATAATCTAAATCTTTCTGGAGTTGATGTAACAATACAAAATGCGACTGTAGATTTAAATAATTCTGTACTAGTAAATGCAGTTCCACAATTTGTCAATGAAGCAACGAATTTTATTATATCTGGAAATGATAATGGACGAGTCATTTTAGCTAATTCGCAGAATCAAATTACTGGAACAATTGTAAGTGGAAATGTAATTGGATTTAATACAACAATAATTCAAATAGGAGCTGGTCAAATTTTTGTTACAGGAAGCGGATTTAATGCCGCAATTCCTATATTAAGCTATAATAATCAAT